TGCTTAATTTTTCGATACCAATACTCTACAGTTTGTTGTATTCCTGCATCTAGAGTCCATTGCGGTTCCCATCCGAGCATTTTTGTTAGTTTACGATGACTACTATTCAGTAAATAAATTTCACCTGGGCGATCTGGTTTCTGATCCCATAAGATATTACCGTCCCAGCCTAAATGATATGCAATCAATTGTGCATAGTCTTTAATTTTGATTGCGTTATCTGGTCCTAAACAAAATATTTGACCTGCTGCTTTGTCAGGGTTTTCTATAATGGTTCTCCATGCACTAAGTAAATCTTCAATGTATATAAAATTTCTATAAGGTTCTGCATAACCTAAGGATATTTGATCAGGGTTTTTAATCATTTGAGAGATAATCTGTTCTGTAACAAAGAAGTCATTGTCTTTTCTACCGTAGCAATTTGTTTGCCTAATGGCTGTAAAAGGTAATCCGTAACTTCTGTGTGCATACTCTAAGTATTTTTCACATGCATACTTAGCAACGGCATACGGAGCATTAGGATTAGGCTGAGTATCTTCGTCATATGCTATAACATAGTTCTCTTTACCGTCTCTAATTAGATCGCTAATAGGTTGCCAGCCATATACTTCCATTGTACTAGCAAAAACAAAATTCTTTAGATGTCTTAAGTCTCTACAACTTTCAATTAAGTTTACTGTACCTACATAATTGATGTCACTAAATGCTATTTGCTCAGTAAAACTTTTTTCTACTTCGGTTCTTGCGGCTAAGTGTACAACAATTTCTGGGTCAAAATCTTTTAGTTGCTTAGATACTTTTTCATGATCTCTTAAATCAGCATCTAGTAAACAAATTTCATGGCGTGTTGACAATTCCGGTACCATATGTTGTCCAATGAAGCCGTCTCCGCCTGTGATAAAAATTCTCATATAGTTTTCTCTGTGTAAGTAGTAAGTATTTATCTGCTGGCGTTTTAGATCTTGATAAATAGTGTTATGCCAAAGTTAAGTTTATGGAATCCCTACAAGACGAACGATTTCGATTTTATTGATCGAGTCGTTGGTGAGCATCTTCATGCTGGCGGTACTGGTGTGCATTTGCACAAATATTTAGGTACGCAGGCTATTGCAGACACAAAAGACCCTACAAGACCTGGAACTGATGGTAATAATACCGAAGTTTTTATACAAGACTTGTTATTCTTAGAAAATAGAGACCGTAGATACGACAAGAACATTTATGAATTGCGTGGACAATACAACATTGGCGACAATGACGGATTTGATCTCACACAGTTTGGTATGTTCTTAGCAAACGATACATTGTTTATGAACTTCCATATTGAAAGTATGGTAGAAGCAGTAGGCAGAAAGTTAATGGCAGGTGATGTTTTAGAGTTGCCACATTTACGAGACGACTTATTACTAGGCAGTGACGAAGCAATAAATAGATTTTATGTTGTAACTGATGCTAGTAGACCAGCAGAAGGATTTGATCCACGCTGGTGGCCACATTTGTGGAGAGTTAAGTTAGGACCAATTACAGATTCACAAGAGTACAGAGATATTCTTGGAACTGGTGAGGAAGAAGGCGATCTTCGTAATCTCATTAGTACATATGCAGACGAAATTGCAATCAGTGAGGCTATAACAAAAGCTGCTGAATCAGATGTACCGTATGATTCTAAAGAAATGAATTCAGCACACTTGTATGTTGATGAAGAAGTAAAAGGTAAGCCTAGAATTGAGTTTGCCAGCGATGATGGTCAGGCACCAAACGGTGCTACTATTGTAGGCAGTGGAACATCATTCCCAACTAGTGGCACTAGTAACGGTGATTACTTTTTGCGTACAGACTTTGTACCTAATAGATTATTTGAAAAACAAGGAACTCGGTGGAAGTTTATTAAGTCAAATACTAGAGGTGCGTGGTCAGCTGCAAATAAAATACTTACAGGATTTATTAATAACGATACATTAGTAACTAACACAGACGGTCAAATTACTGGAGAAAAAGTCAATCTCAGCCAGGTAGTTAAGCCTAAAACAGATAACTAATATTTAAAGGAAAGAAAAATGTTTTTTAGAGACACAAAACTAGATCGCGAAGCGGTCTTTGAACAATTAAAAATAGACGAAGGAGTAGTAAATGAAATTTATAAAGATCATTTGGGCTACCCAACTTTCGGAGTTGGCCACCTGGTCCTCGAATCTGATCCAGAGTTTGGACAACCAGTGGGAACACCAGTATCAGAAGAACGAACAAAAGAATGTTTCGAGAAAGACCTTGATACAGCAATATCTGAATGCGAACTACTATACGAAGACGGATTCTTCGGAGACTTGCCAGACGAAGTCCAGCAAATCTTAGTTAATATGATGTTTAACATGGGCAGGACTAGACTAAGCAAGTTTAAAAAAATGCATGCCGCTATTATTGAAAGCGACTGGAAAACAGCCGCAGTAGAAGGCAGAGATTCAAGATGGCACAAACAAGTAACTAGCCGTGCTGAAAGATTAATGGAACGACTGGAAGAAGTCTAAGGTATTATGGAAGAGATGAGAGAACTAAACGAACAACGAGTTTGTGAATTATTAAATGACATAGTTGAGCTAGAGATGGCCGGTGTTGTTAGATATGCACATAGCTCATTAATGATTACAGGTCCGTATAGAATACCTATTGTAACGTTCCTACAAGAACAAGCAAATGAAAGTTTACAACATGCTCTACAGGCAGGTGAATTTATAACAGGCTTCGAAGGACACCCAAGTCAAAAGATTTCAAAGATAGAAGAAAATCACGATCATAGTATATTGCAAATACTTACCGAAAGTTTAGAACACGAATTAAATGCTGTCAGCAAGTACAAGGAACTATTAAATGAAGTTGCTGATGCAAGTATTATGCTAGAAGAATATGCTAGAGGACAAATTGGCATGGAAGAACAACATGCATTAGAGATTAAGAAGATGCTCAAGGACTTTGGATAACAAAGGTAATATATAATGGCAAAGAAAAATTTAGATTACTGGTATGATGGGCAAGTAAAAAGATACTTGCAACAACTTATCAGAATCTTTTCACATTTTCAGGTAGCAGAAAATACATCTAATGGTGTAAACTATAACACTGTGCCTTGTCGTTATGCAGACCAAAGCAGAATGGTTGCACAAATATTGCGTAACAATTCAGAGAATGCAATTAGCAGTGCTCCTTTTATAGCATGTAGTATTCAAAGTTTACAAGTTGCTAGAGATAGAATACATGAGCCAAACTTTGTTAGTACAGAACAAGTAGCAGAAAGAGAATTTAATACCGATACAGGGCAGTACGAAACAACGCAAGGAAACTTATATACAGTACAACGATATATGCCGGTTCCGTATAACCTAACATTACAAGTAGATGTATGGACTACTAATACAGATACTAAGTTACAAATATTAGAACAATTAATGATATTGTTTAATCCTACTATTCAATTACAGTCAAATAATAATCCGTTAGACTGGAGTAATGTATTTGAAGTTGAACTAACTGATGTACAATGGAGTAGCAGAAGTATACCGCAAGGTGTTGACGAGTCAATAGATATTGCAACCATGAGTTTTGCTATACCTATTTGGATTAATCCTCCTGCTAAGGTTAAAAAGCAAGCCATTATACAACAAATTATTACAGATATACATAACACAAACAGTGTCGAAGATTTAGGATTTGATTCAGATCTAGCAGACTTCTTTAAACAAGTACCAGACACTGCAGAAATTGTTACTACACCAGGCGATTACAAATTACAAATTGATGGTGCTAGTGCTGTGTTATTAGACAGTGCATACAATGGTGTTATATGGTCAGACTTAATTGAGATGCAAGGACAACTATCAGCAACTAGTAAACTTAAATTAAATATTACTAATGATAGCGATAACGACTTAGATGCAGTGATAGGAAGTGTATCAGTAAATACATTAGATCCTACCAAACTTGTATTTAATATTGATACAGAAACTTTACCAGCAGATACATTAAGCAATGTAGATAAAATATTAGACCCGAGAGCTTCATATCCAGGTGATGGAAGTTTAATTGCGGCTGCAACAGGCCAACGATATTTAATCACAGAAACAATTACTAAGTCAGGTTATACTGATTGGGACATAGAAGCAAAAGAAAATGATATTATAGAATACGACGGAACTAAATGGGCCGTGGTATTTGATGCCAGCACAATCACTGACTTACATTATATTACAAACACATACACAACAAAGCAATTCAAATGGTACAACGATTCGTGGATTAGTAGCCACGAAGGTGTTTACAACACAGGGTTTTGGCGTTTGTTGCTTTAAGAGGAAAGCAAATGACTACAGCAGCAGGAGTTTTATTTCTTGCTAAAGACACAGGCAGATGTCTTTTTCAATTA